CGCACCGAGAGCAATGTGATAATGACCAGCCTTTCTAGCCTCCATCTGTAAGGTGCTACATTGCGCCAAAAGGTCAGCCACCATCTGGGGTCTTTCCATATCCCAATCCTTCTTTAACTCGTCTCTAGCTATGTTTATGTATTTACAACAGGCTCTTTCGCTCACCCCCCAGTTTTCGGCTGCATAACGTACACAGTCGGATCTACGGCCACCGTTTGCAATAATACGAGCAAACTTCTGTGACCTGATTATTGTTTCAGCTTTTGATCCTTTTTGAGCCATTAACTAGATGATACACGTTTTGCAGTGTTGCCTGTAAAATCCTCCCATCTTTTAACTATTACATCACAGTATTTTGGATCTAATTCCATGAGGTAAGCGTGTCTATTTGTACGTTCAGCAGCGATAAGAGTTGAACCAGAACCACCAAAAAGATCAAGTACAACTTCATTATTAATACAACCATGCTTTAATGCGTTGATGATTAAGTCCACAGGTTTCATTGTTGGATGCAAATCATTTTTATTAGTTCTATCAAATTGCCATATATCATCTTCAGAATACGGAACACCATAGAAATTCTTTGAAAAATTTCCGTAAACAATTGGTTCATATCTTCTACGATATGCCCCACCACCCATAGGTGATTGATTTTTCATCCAAATGATAATAGATTTATATCCTATTGAAAAAGCAATAGGATTAAGTAATTCATGAAGATTTGCACTGTTAAAAGTAATGTAATAAGCTCCTTTACATTTAAGACTAATAATATTTAATATTTGAGAAATAAACTCTTTAAATTCTGAAGAAGATTTTTTGTCATTATGAATAGAATTATATTTAGTATTCATAGTTTTATAAGGTATTAATTCACCATTGACAGAATTACTGCTCATAGTTCCAGAAAAATTAATATTGTAAGGCGGATCAGTAAAAACCATATCAGCCTTTTTACCATCCATTAATTTTTCAACGTGCTGAATATTTGTAGAGTCACCGCATAAAAGCCTGTGATTGCCAAGAATATATAAATCACCTTCTTTTGTTATTGGTACTTCTGATACTTCTGGAACATCATCAGGATCTGTCAAACCTTCTGCTGGTAATACTTCTGTCTCTCCAAGTAATTCTTTTAAATCATCATTATCAAACCAGGGTTCAAGGTCATGCTCTTGGCTTAATTCTTCAAGCATATTTATATCCCATTCTGAAAGATCGGAGGTTCTATTATCAGCTAAAGCAAGACCAACCTTTTCATCTTCTGAAAGCCCAGTTCTTTTTACAGCAATAATTTCATTGCCATCGGTTTCTATGACTTTAAGATTTTTTATACCTGCTGCCTTTGCACCTGCGATTGTTCCATTTCCTGCAAGTATGCGGTTGTTTTCATCAATCACAATTGATCTTGCAGCACCAAATTTTTGAAGTGATTCTTTTATAAGTTTTGAGGAACGATCAGTACGCTTACGAGCATTTTTGTGATCGTTTTGTAAGTCATTTATTGAAGTCATAAGGACATAGTAGTTCAGTATTAAAAAATAACAAAATAAGACTCATTTGAGACTAGGGGTTGTTCTCACGTTCTTAAGTGTACCCAGTAATGCTTAAGACTTACCTAACCCT